AAACCAGATGGCTTAGTCTATATGGGAGATCTTATTGACTTCCCTAGCTTGTCACACTTTGCCACCAATCCAGATTTCACTTCAACAGTGCAACAAGGGATTGATCAAGGTCATCAGACATTAAGAGACCTAGGATCATCAGCTGGTCTTAAGAAAGGATCAGAGATGATCTTTATTGAGGGCAATCACGAAGTCAGACTGAGAAAAGCATTAGTCGAAAAACTCCCCCAGCTGTTTGGAATAAAGAAAGCTGATGTGAGTGAGAAAGAGAAATCTGTCTTGCATTTGGCTTCACTGATGCGATTTAATGACATTGGTTGGACTTATTGGGATGAACCATCAGATGTCTATCCACATCCAGAATATGAGATTGTCAAAGGGCTTTTTGCTCGACATGGCAACTTTGTTCGTGCAAAGGCAGGAATGTCTGCTCTTGCTAACTTGGATCGTGTTGATGGATCAGTTATACAAGGACACACACATCGACTGGCTATCACTCATCACACAAGATGGACTGGACAGCAGATGAATTTATATACAGGGATCGAGACAGGAACGATGGCAGATCTTAATGGTCTAGGTTATTCAAAACAACCAGACTGGCAAGGAGGATTCATCACGCTTGTTGTTGATCGCAAAGCAAACACATTTCATCCAGAATTAGTGATCTTTAAAGAGGACACGATCACTTGGCGAGGATATTTCTGGAAATACACAACCAAAGGAATTAAAACAAATTATGGATATTAAGTTGAATATGAATCAGCTGATCGTTGGAGGGCTAGGAACTATCCTCACTGGTCTGGTTAGTTGGTTATTTAATACAGTTAGAGCTTTAGAGCTACAAATGGGCATATTGCAGTCGGAAGTCCAAGGAATGATGGACAAGCAATCAGAGTTATTAGGAATCCTTTCATCAGTTGATGCAGAGATCACAGAGATCATCTGGAAGATCGGTGGCAATGGATGATCGGAAAAATTAAAGATAATCTCGCAATCATAGTCACTTCATTCACACTTTTAGGATCGATCGGTGCTGGTTTATCTACTGCAACAGAGATAGTGAATAAACTACAAGGCATCGATGATCGTATGGCGTTTGTTGAGCGAGAGTTTGGCAAATTAAAAGAAGACACAATGGTCACTTCTGACATATCTGTCTTATATGAAAAAGTCTATCAATTAGAACTGGTCAGCAATCAAGCTGATCAATTTCGTGAACAGGTTGCTTATATGCAGTCTCAGTTGCAGACTTTAGAACAAACCATCAGAGATGAGGGTTTCGACACACAGAATAAATATATACCAGAGAAATGGGAATGGCAGGATCTAAATGATTCGATCACTCGCATAGAGACTCTAAATCAAACCATTCAAAACAAACAATGGGAAATTGATGATCTAAAGACTCGACTGGCGTATCTAGAAGCAAACAATCACAACCATTAGGAGAAAAAATGTTTAAAGATTTAGATTTTAAAGATCTCGGAGAGCGATCAATCGCAACATTTGTCGAGACATTTATTGCAATGATAACAGCTGAAGCACTAACAGGAAGCGATGGAGATCTACTCAGATCAGCTTTTGTTGGTGGACTTGCATCTGTCTTGTCACTGCTAAAAACAGTAATGAAAAACTACAATGCCAAAAAGTAGCGAACCAAACTTCACTCAAAAGGAGCTATTGCAGATGGTCTTGGATAAGATCGATAAAATTGAAGAGAAATTAGATAACAAACTCGACAAGAGCGAGTTTTATAAGGTTTTAGGTTTAGTCGCAACAGTGATCTTAATTGTTGCCAGTCTTTCTATGTAGCTACTAAAGGAGATCCGATGTCCTACAAGTGTCCGATCTGTCTCAATGGAACTTCAGAGCTTAGGTGGAATGTGATCCACAATGCCTCTGAATTGCATTGCAGAAGATGTGATCAAGGAACAATTGTATTGTCAGATGATGCAAAAGAAGTGCATTAAGATCCAAACATACTCTGTTTATTTGGATAAATAGTATTAGACACAATTCTACGCCAAAGGTTATATACCTTGGCTCTTGTTTTGTCGTTATCATAAACCATCGACATATCTTTCAACAACTCAAACTCTGTTGTATTCGCAAACACATAAAACCAATCAACCATCCTTTTCTGACTGACTTGATCAAGAGTCATAAGACTTTTTTTGTTCATCTTCTCTTCTAAACCATATCGCCTAACAGCATCATTATATTTTCCCATCACTGATTTAGGTTCTTTCCTCTCAATTGGCTTATGCAATTGGTTAATCCAATGTGGTGGAGTTATTTCATTAGGATATTTCTTAATATTAAGAACAAATCTTCTTATGATTTCAGATTTCTGCAAAGCTGGTTCACTTCCCATATTGAACTCCCTTTGATAGAAATGAAAGGATGATTCAACTAAAATTGTCGCCATCTGCTCTAAAGTGTCACCTTTAAAGAATGCAGGTATATCAGATTTAGACTTCTCCCAATATTCAATGTTTTTTTGGTTGATCTTTGTTCCAAAGTTGCTCATCATTTCATTCGCAAGTTGAGTCTGACTCATTCCAGAATAATAAGTTCTATAAAATTTCAACCTCTTTTGTGGTGAATCTGCGTGAATAGGTTTCACCACTTTAATATCTCTCCTAGATCCCTCAACTAATCCCTCTTGAAGAAATTCATAAGTATCCCAAATATTAACAATATGCGAGTTTTCTACATCAACTAATTGCTTTCCATTCATCACTCTTGTGACATCAGTTGGATCATAAAGATCAAGTTGTTGTTCATCAAGATGAAAAATCTCAGATGATGGATATTCAGATCCTTTTTTATAAAATAAAAGAAAAATATGAGGTCTTTTTGGAGCATCTTTTTTAACAAGTTTATTTTTAATTAACTTAGGAAGATAATCAGCTCTCCCCCAAACAACAAGATTTCTGTCAAGAATACCATTCATAGTGCAATGACCTATAAAGTTAGTCGCACTCATTTGAATTTTATGCCAAGATCTCATATTCTTTCTCTCTGATGGAGAGTAATCTTTTAAATATCTTGAATTTAACTCAGTGAACAAACGAAGTCTTCTTAGAGCAATGAAAGAATAGTCATCAACTTCAGCTTCAAATCTTTTTTTATATTCCTTAAATCCCTCAACATTTGCCATAAACTGTTCAAGAGTCTGAGTTCCCTTTTGAGAAGAGACAACTTGATCAAAATAATTATATATTTCATCATCTAATAAATGCATATAAACTTGATTCTTTAGTGTGTGAAAATCAAGTGTTGAGGTTGTTCTTAAAGAAGTTCTTTTATTATAAGCATCAGAGGACACCAAAGTTGTATTGGATTCAGAGTTTTCCCAGCTATATTGTTCAAACATATGATCAAGGATCTCTTTGTTGGTAGTTATTTCCAAACCATTATTGTCCATATTTTCCATATCTTAGAAATATAATCACTGATTGATAGTTTTGCAACTAAGAAAAGAAATAAAATAAATCACGCTTTTTGTCGCAGTTGTCACACTATATCGACTATATTTAACTAAGAAGATTTAATGGAAATATTGGAAAAGTTTTCTTAGGAGTAAGGGAACGCCGAGAGAGAGACTATGCCTAAAGAATTGCTAAGTGTTAAAGATATCACCGAGATAACTGGGTGGTCAAAGTCGACTGTTTATAACCTCATCAAAGATGGAAGTCTCCCAACAGTCAACATTCCACACACTCCCCTACGAATTAATCGTATTAAATTTATGGAGTTGATCAATGGCAACTAATACAAGATCAGAAGTTTGGTTTCAAGTAGGTGTTCGCCTACCAGATAAGTTTGAAGTGATGCACATCGCAGACAAATTAAATATCACTGTTAATGAGTGCATAGGAGCATTAATAAGATTATGGAGCATCTCTATAACAGACTTTCCAGAGTCTAATGGTTCACTAACTAATGGATCATTAAGCGTTGGGATTGAACATCTTCCAAAGATTATGCAACTTGAGAATGAACCTCAAGACATTTTTGATGCTTTGGAGGAATGTTCTTGGATCGAGCAAGTTGATGGAATAATTGTCATTCCACAATGGGAAAAGAAAACTGGTCAAACCATTTTGAAACTTGCACGAGATCGAAAATATAAGAGTAAGGAAGAGGGATAATTATAATGTCAGATTTGTCGATACCTCTTCCGAACTCTAATAATAATTATAAAGAGACCTATTTCGTGATCCATAAGGATCAACTAATGGAGAAGTTCTTTGAAATAACTAAGACTGATCCTCGAATGAATGAAAAACAAAAGAAAGCTTTTTATCGCCAATGGTGGGATCTAGTAGAGCAAGAACCAACTCTTGAGGAAATGGATTCTGCTTATATGTCTTATATTGCTCATTTTGATCACATTCCATCAACTTTTGCCTTTGTTAAACACTTCAACAGATTTCGATCTGGAATAATGCCGAACAAAAAAGGTGAATCTTTAAAGAAAATTGAAGCACAGCAATCAGAACTCAAGATGCAGAAGTGGATCAGAGAGCTTGAGGAGAAAGACTAATGGCAAGAGCTACACTCAAAGATGCAATTGATTTCTTAAAACAAATTGATATTTGGCACGAGTTTAAATTTAGTGAAAAACAATTGATGACTGTTGCTCCAGAACTTCAGCAATATGGTCAACCAATCTTGTCAACTGTTCTAGATCTTGTCAAAACAATGGATCGCAAACCATCACCAGCAAAAATTATGAATCTTTGTAGAGAACAGATGTTGCTTCTCAAACAAGAAAACCAGCTGGAAAGTGGTTTTGAGGAAAGTCCAGACACTTGGATGACTTCTACTGAATATGCTAAGACACAAGGATTCCCATCTCTTAAAGCTCTAATACAAAGCAAGATCAACAATAATCATATCGAGACTGGCAGTTCTGCCCTATCTTCTGCCAGTTCCTCGATCGTTGATGCAATTGATCTAGGAGAAGAAGAATGAACAATGTGCCTAAGACAGCAAAGCTCTATCTCTCAAAGATCATCAAGTTTTATATTGATGCAAGTTTTATTGGCAGACCAAAGGTCACAACTATGAAGCTAGAGAGATCAGTGGCAGGTTCTAAAGATAGACAAGACCTCTATGATCATAATTTTTCACAATGGGAAGCTAAAAAGAAATCGATCACTCACGATCTAGGAAAGATTTGTAGAAAGATTGATCGCCTTGGTTCAGAAGAGACAAGCAGATCACCACGAAAGAGATGCAAATCAGTAGATCATCCCAAGGGAAAACAAAAAAGCTTTGGAATTGAGTTTGATTTTTGTCCACATTGCAAGGGGAAACTTTATGAGTGAACTGAAATGTTTTCAGTGCAAAGAAGACTTGCTGTCTGGTGACACAGCTGTCGTTGGAAATTATGGCAGAGATCTTATGTGTTCTGATTGCTTTGGAGATTTAAAAGCTCAAGAAGAAGAGATCAGAGAATTAAATAAGCACTACACAAATTGGCACGATGACAATCCGAGTGGAACTTGGATTCAGAATTGGCAGACAGATAATGCAAATTATGAGTGAACTATATCCATCCCACAAGGGATCAGTTGAAGAAGCATTTGGATTGCCACCAGCAAATGCTCAAACAGTTATGGAGAGAGTCGTGTTAAAAATTAGGAATACTGATGGAGGTGTTTGCTATACAAAACTCAAAGGACAGTTTGGTCAGCAGATAAAAAATTGGCTTCCAGCATTAGCTCGAAATAATTATGCAGATCTAGACAAACACAGGTTTAATTTTGATCTCATAGAAAAAATGAAAATAACATTTAAGTCATATCCTTGTTATTGCCAAAAGAGACAGTGCAAAAAATATATGGCTCTAGATAGGAAACCAGATCCACAAATCGATGCTGGTGTTGAGGCAACTTATATCATAGATCAATCAAATTGGACTGATCAAGATGTGTTTAAAAAAGATTTGCATCTGTTTTTTGCAGATGAGACAAACCTTATTGCTAAGCAAATTGATGAAAACATCAAGGAGGAAGCATTAGAAGAAGAAAACACCAATGTCATTTATGACATTTTTGAAAGAGGAGAATAATGAATCAGAATATCGATAAAGCTCTAAGACACATTGAGCTTTCCAAAAAAGCAATTAATGAAGCTGAGTTGATCTTGGCAGAACTTATGCAGGGCGATAGTGTCCCAAGTGTCACTGAAAAAGAACCAGTGAGTGAACCGATCGAAGCAAAACTTGATCAAGCTGGTGTTCAATATACAGACATAACTCCCCCAAGGACTGATCTAGTTTGTTATCTATGTGAATCAAAGGTTTATGACAACAGACCAAATAAGGCAGATGGATCATACAATCCAAAAAGTCCAGATTTTAGCTGTTCAAATAATGATGATTGTTCTGGTATGTCACAAGGCAGAGACAGAATGATGAGAAAAGGTTGGTGGATCGATTCTAAAGATCTGCCACAAGAATGGATCAAGACAAATGTCCCAGCTAGTGCTGATGAGGACA